AGACCAGTACCGGAAGCGGTTGCGCCGGAATCGGTGTACGGTGCCAGTTCTGGCGACAATACGAAGCGGAACGATTCGACCGAGCCGATTTCTTCTTCGCAAATGGTCTTGCGATTGCCGTAGTCAGCCACATGAATAAAGCCGGGCAGGTCACGGATTGCCGGTTCCATGTCGGTAGAACACACAACCATATAGCCGGATTCAACGCTGGATGTGCCGAAATTGCCGGATGAATCCAGAATCTTCGTGATAGTGCGAGCGTGCTCTTTCTTCAGGTCTTTCGTCACCTTGCGGATCAGATTCAGCGAAATGCTTTCATCGACCGTATCGGTAGAGGAACCGCCAGCATAGAACTTGTTGGTGCCGGCCTTCAGCGCACCGTAGGAAACCATTTCACGGATCGCGCCAACGGTTTCACCGATTTGCTGCTTCATGTCGGCTGCAACGTCATCTTCGTACAAGTCAAAAGTCTTGTCGGTGATTGCGTACAGCACGGCATACTGTTCCAGCGTGCCGGTGACATCCGTGTATGTCATGGTGCGAGCAGAAGGGGTTACGCCTTCAGCGGTCTTGTAGCTATCAGCGAATGTGTCCACATTGGCGCCGGTGATCCAGATGTTATCGACGCCACCAGGAGGCAGCGCACGGCGATAGATGATCGTATCGCTGGAGTTCTTCGGCATCTTCTTTTGCTGGCCCATCTTGGTCAGCACTTCCTTGAACATCGCGTGTTTGAGAATATCGCCCTTTACCTTACCGATACGGGCGGCTTGTGTTGCCATAGTTTGAATAGCCATGATTCAGTTCCTTTTTACTTTTGGAAGGCCATGTTAAAGCCATCCTCTTCAGTCAATTCGACCCGTTGAGGGCGCTCCGACCTTCCTTGTGGTGTAATTGCCCGCTGCAAACGCTCACGGCGCTGCTGCGACCCTTGTGTTTTCTTGTCACGCCACGACTTGAATTCGGTCAGCTTGTCGGACAGATAAACGGCATCCCATGTTTCATTCAGCAAATCCTGATCGTTTTTCGGTAGCGTCTGCACCCATACCTTGAACTCAGGCGTAGCCACAACCGTTCCCCAATCACGATGCTGAATCTGCAACAGATTCTTCTGCATGTCCTTGTAAAGTTCTTCCCTTACTTGAGACACACGAGCCTCTACCTGCTGCGCGACATCAACGGAACCACCTTCTGCACCGTCAAATGCTTCATTCAAATCGTCTGCAAGGTTTTGGGCGAAATCTTCACCAAACTCTTCGCTGATACGCTTGAGCTTGGCAGCGGTGACTTTTCCGCCACGCTTTGCGCCGTTCCCTTGCTGAAGTTCCTGTAAGGCTCGGTTGAGTTCTCCAAACTTGCCGTGCAGCTTGCGAATCTCTGTCTGCGTCATACCTTCCAACGCGGGGATCTTCGCCAGCATTTCGGTCAACTGTGGGTCAGTCAGCCCTGCCTTTGTGGCTGGCTCTTCCTCGGCTTCGGCTTGCGCTTCTGCCTTCTGCTCCGGTTCACCTTCATCCTCGGTTTCCTCGGTTTCTTCAGCTTCATCCTGGTCAGTGGGGGATTCTTCATCGCGCACTGTTTCACCAAATGCTGCTGCAAAACCAGCGGATTCGTCTGCTTCAGACTGCTCCGCGCTAACCTCGGCTTCTACGCCTTCCTGAACTTCCTTGTTTTCTTCCATCTTTGCTCCTGTTGCAGTAGAGGGTGGCTATTCAACCAGCGTCCACAATGGTTGCCGAACTTGGCTTATCCAAATCCAGCAAATACTTCAACTCAGCAATGCGGCCTCGGAGTTTGGCCGTATCTTCCATGCTTAGCCCTTTATCATTCTCTCGGCGGTGTCGCTCGATCCGCTCTTCCAGATGCTTCTTGATGCGCTCCCATGTCGCGCTATTCACATCGGGGGATGTCAACACATTTGCCATGTGCTCAGGCTACAACACCCCACTTGTATATCGTCAGATGCCACTCCCTGTTTGCAGCGCAAGGTTTTTCTCTGCCACGAACATATCGCGGCGGTTACGTTCCTTGAGCGCGGTGTCTGCCAACTGAGCCTTCACCTGCTCAAGCGTGATGTTGCGTTTCTCGGCAAACTCCATCATCTTCATCTGATATTCCATGTTCCGCATATCACGCTCATGCTGGCGGTCGCGCTCTGCTTCCTGCGCCTTGAATTGAAGCTCCTGCATATCGGATTGCTGATTGACCTGAACCTTTTCCATCTCGCCTTGCTGGCGTACTTGTGCGATCTGAAGCTGTGTCTGAGCGCGAACGGTAGCAGGGTCTTGTGGCGGATTCTGTGCGGCTGCTTCCTGCATCTGCTGCAGCTCTTCTTCTGTGAACATGAAGGAATTAGGGTCAAGCCGTTGAGATTTGAAGTATTCAGAGATCCACAATTTCGGATTAATACCAAAAGCAGGGTTCAGCACCATTGCGCCCATCTGTGCAATCGTCTGATTCTGAATGTCTCGTTCAACCAAGGCGGATGAACCGCGAGCAATGATCTTGTAGTCGCCCTTTTCTTCTTCCGGCACATCAGGGTCGTCAAGCAGCCACTGGTAATAACGGCGGATATGCGGCTCCGTGATGTTGTCGTCAAAGGTTCGGGCAATGCGGCGCATGACAGTAGAGGCATTGTTGTTCAGCATCTGCATGCCGCCAACGGTTTCAGGCGCTGCGCCTTGCTGCCCTTGCAGCAACATAGGCAGGCCGGTCACATCCTCGCCCATCTTCTGCGCGAACTGGATGATCCCCATCAGGTCAGCTTGACGAGAAGGGATGTCGATAGCCTCAAAAGCATCGCGCACCGGCCCTTCGTATTCGTCAAGCGCGAACCATAATTTTTTAGGCGCAATCTCCCAAACGCCATTTGCAGGCTCGATTGCCGTGCGTCTTGCCACGATCTGCGGGCCGGATGACATGCCGGCATTATCCATCATGCTACGAGTAGCGGCATTCAGCATCCGTTGTGGCGTGCGCATCTGACGCGAAACACCGGAACCGGCCCAATGGTCAATGCGCCTCTGCCAAGGCATCACGTCATAAGGAAAAGCGCCATCCTTGTGAGGGTTCTCTGCGGCCATCACCACATGATTGTTAATCATCACCACCAATGCAGGTACGGCGCGGTCACTATCGCAAGTGCATCCGGCAACTTCCATATCCTCAGGCTCGATGAACCCGTAGTAATACCAGACCTCGAAGGTGTCCTTGTCCGACACGTCATCGCGTCCTTTCTCGACCACCGGATTCTTGACGAAGGAAAGCTGCGGGCCTTCTCTCAATACCGTGTCCAGCATTTCATGGATATATGCCGGATTGTCCTTGAGGTCGCGCACCTGCTTTCTTGTCAGCGTGTCACGCTCCCAAGTGTGCGAACCCTTATGAATGTTGTCGCCACAAGATGGATCAGGAAAGAAGTTCCACGGGCTGATAGCCCGCGAAGCCGGGGCAAGATATGTCTCTGTTTCAACCGAGGTCAAGCCACCTTCTTTTTTAACCTTACTTCTGGTATTGACGGTTGGGAACGGGCCTTTCATGACCCCCACACCAATGCGTGCAGAATCTTCGATCAGCTTGCGGACTTCGCTGTTGTAGTTGCATTCGGCCAACCAATCATCAATACGGCGCTCGGCCTTCTTCGCGGCTTCCTTGGCCTGCTCAAGAATCTGCTCTATCTGCTCGTTGACTGTAACTTGATGCCCGTCTTGTGCCATGACAGGCTGACCGTCCGGCGTAATGACCGGCGAAGCATCCTGCTTGTAGTTCATCAAATCAGGGATGGGTGTTTCTTCCAATCCCCAATTCTGTTCATCGGTCGGCAGCAGCATGTCGGCAACCTTGGCGGCTGCGGCATCAACATACGGGCGAGTGATATTCAGGAAAACACGACTGCGGTTATCCGTTCTCGCCAGCTTGTCGGCACCGCCTTCAGGCGAAAGCGGCTTGGCTCGGTTGCGGAAAATGTCGCGGTTGGCATCATCAATGCCCTCGTAGGCTTCTTCGTCATCCAGCCAGTCATCTTCAATGCCAGATTCACGACGGCCGGATACAGCTTCATCACGGCTTTTGGATAAGGTACTGCCTAACGATTCCAGCCTGGCAAGGCGCTCTTCCTGCTCTTTCTTCAAGCGATCTTCAAGCTGTTCAGGCGTTAAGACCTCAACGCCTACTGCCTCGACATTGATTTCCATCTAAACCCCTACGCGCGAACCGAGATACCGCGAACGGCAAGGAAAAACACATCCAGATCAACGCCTGTGCCGGTTGGTTTACCAGGGCGGATGTAACGTGCGGGCGTGTCGATGTTCTTGAAACCAGCAGCTGAGAAGGTCAGCGCATTGCCTGCAGGGTCGCTCATGGTCGCCCATGTCACGCCATCGTTTGAGCCTTCAATGCTGATGTCTCCAGCGCCGAACGTGCCGGCTACCTGAACAGACAGATGGATATACTCAGGCAGCTCAAACGCTGCGCCGGTATCGGCCTCAGTAATGGCTTCGTAATTGATGGTGTAAGCGTTACTGTCTTTCGAGCCAACAGCCGCTTTTGTGAGTGCAATGGTCGCCATGTCTTAGCCCTCCATCTCACGCTCTGGTTCGGCCAATGCTGCATTGAAGGCATCTTCTTCGACTTCTGGCGGCGCTTCTTCACCGAGAATCAATGTCTCGGCAGCCTCAAATGCATCTTCCAGTGTTTGAATTGGTTCGAGTTCGGCGGGGTCAACCATGTCGGCATCAATCTCGCCCACCATTGGCTGACCATCTTCGGAAAGGTAGATAACAACGGCGATTGCCATAACAGATGCTCCAAATGAATTGTTGTAGCCTGTACGGTACAACACCCCACTTGTAGAACTTGAAGGCAAAGAAAAAGCCCCACCGGATT